TCCCATGTTACGGTAATAGTTACAAGCTCCGATTATTTGCGGTGAGATTGTGCGGATTTTCATTTATTAAGAATACTCTCCTTCATGGACATCCCCTGCATTTAGTGTCTTTATACAATACCCTACAGGCAAATTATCTATTGTAGCATTTTCCCATTTTTCAACATATCTTTCATAATACTTTGAAAATTGTTTATCATTTTTAACTTTATTATTGAAAAAAGTTTTAAGCGATGTTAAAGCATTATCGGCAGAATCACTTAATATTATATAAAAATCGCCATACCCGTTAGGATCAAAAATATATACTTTCATTTAACTTTATCCCTTTAAACAATTTAACATTTGCATAAACTCATCCGATCTTACTTGCAATTCCCTATTATCAAGTATTATTTTAATATATTTTTCTTATCTTGCCACATATTTCACAAGAATATAATGCTACTTCAATTTCTTTATGATTTTTATTTCCAACGCAATCCGTATCATAATATTTATTTATAAGTTTTGTATCAAATTTCCATTTATGAATACATGCATCTTGTCTTATATTTTTCTTTTCCATTTCTTCATAATCTCCTAAAAATGGAATATTACATTTAGGACAATTCATTTACTTTACTCCTTTTTGATTTTTAATTTTAGTATATTTTACTTTCTTTTTCTTTTCCGGCACTGTGTAAATTATTTCTCTTTTGCCGTCACAGTTCTTAACTTCAATTTCTATACTTCCGGCTTTCTTCAGGATGTCACTTATTTCCTGTGTTGATTTGATTATGTTTTCTTTTGCTTTTCTCATATTTGATTATTTTCAATATTTTTTATAATTTCCATTTTGATTTTATCGATATCTATTGGAACAACATTATTTGTATTTAAATAATATGTTAATATATTTGCATAAATTTTTTCTTTTATTTCTAATTCTTTTATCTTTTCATTTAAGTATTTTATTTCTTTTTTCATAGCTCCATTACGGAGTTCAATTGTTTGCTTAAATCTTTTTTCTTTTTCTTCTCTATATGTATCAAATCTATTTAATAACCATTCTACTTTTTCTTTATCTGTTTTTTTTTCTAATATGCTTTTAACTGATTTATAATATTCTTTCATTTAATTATACCTCTATGATTGGTTCAGCACTGCACCGACAGTTGTAATCATCTCCGGGATGCTTAGCCCCTGGCGCAGTTAATAGTCCTGTCTGTCCAGCCCCTTGCGTCCAATTGAATTTCTGTCCTTCGAGTTCCTGATGTGCATCTCTTACTTTGTTGTCTTTTACAGTCGACCATATATATTCCCTGATCCCGACCGATGTTTGTCTTACTTGTGTAAATTCAGCATAAGCAGAACCAAGCTCGTTCCTGCCCCAGAATGCCGCTTTATTCTTATTCTCATCCGTAAACTTTAACATCTGATAAGCTAAGTCTTTACTGCTACCGCCTTCCAGAAACGTCTTTGAGGCTAACTGACTTATCTCCGGTATATACTGCTTCCCTAACGCTTGAACAAGCTCTATGTTTGACCGGGTATAAGCATTTATAAAGTCTTGAATTAAAGGATCGTCTTTCTGGAATATTACACTATAAAACTTATTCGGCTTTTTCAGTAATGCTTTCTTGATCTCGTTTCTTAGCTTAGAATATACCCAAGCGTCAAGAAGATAATTAACGTTATTGAATTGTGTGGTAAGAAATTCTGTTGTAAGATATACCTTTGTAAGTTCTGCATACATCTGATTTTCTATCTCGGCAAATTTAGCAGAGTCAAGATTATTGTATTCCTGTTTGACTTTCTTGTTTACTACTCTTGATAGCTTAGAGATAGCATTGACGTATATTTGTTCTTGCTGCTTCTCTATGTGGAGAGGATAACTGCTGTTCATATTTTATTTTTTTTTCGGTGGATTATCTTTTTCTTCATTGTCTTCAGGTTGATAACCATCAGCTAATTTTAATCCTGGCTTTGCTTCTGATTTCTTCTTTGCTTCATTTTCAAGTTTGAATATTTCCTGTGCTACCGGATTATACTCATTGATTAACTTTGCTTTCTGTTCGTTTGCTTTCTGTATCCCGGCATCGATCTTGTCAATCTCTGCCCTAATGTCAAACGCTTTATTCTTTAATTCTGATAGTTCCATAAATTCTCCTATTTGTTTAAATTTTCTTGCTTCTTTTTAAGCTCCTCGGCTTTTTTTGCGTCTTGTGCTTTTTTATAGTCTTCAGGTAACTCTAAATTAGCAGGATCAAGATTTATCCTGTCCATTACGAACTCACCAAGCCCCTTGTATCTCTCGTCAAGTGTTCTCAATTCCGCTGCGTTTGTCTTACCGATCATCTGATCGATCTGGTCACGCTGTGCGTTTACATGATTTGTGTCGGCTTCGGTTTTCGGATCAAGTATCCAGAGATTATTAAACGTGAAATCTATCTTGACTTCGCTTGCTTGCTCGCCTAACTTCTGGTATATCTGCCCCCGCTGCTCAATCTTGACCATATCAACGACTTTCTGAATTATCGGCTTCAACTGGTTTTCCTGTATTTTAGCTATGTTGGCATAGTAATTAAGTGTGTCAAATTCTCCGCCAGTCACTATTCCATGTGACTGTCCGAGTAATAATCTACGTGGCATCCTTGCAACACCGCCCAAGTTATCAAATACAAACTCAAACACGTCTTTTAATCCTGTGGCATTCCAGATTAACTTCTGGAAGTCCTCATCTTTCATAAGTGCCATTACTGACTGTGTGTTTGTTAAATGCTTGATCTTTGCCAGTAGCTTAGCTTTCTCCGTTATTGATAGGCCGGCAATGTCATCTGACTTAAATATCTTTAGTGCCATATCCGCAAGCATTGAAGATACCGACCATAACGCCGAATCCTGCGCTTTGATTGCGTCCTCTACTGTCTGTACAACTGATATTCCGCTTTCCTGCATTGGTAAGAATGAATTTACCAACCATGATAGGCGGGAAGGATGAATCTCGAATCCATTCATAAAGAATCGTACTTGATTGTAATTCTTGACTGTGGGATCGGTTTTATTATCAATTTGTAGCTGTACTCTGTCAGGATCGTCTATTACATTGATAAAGTCTATTGACTGAATTACTTCGGGTAGTGGCTGATTAAGTATTGCTTTGTTCTGAACGTTCTCGCCGATTATTCCATAATACAGAAAAGAACCTTTTGCGAACATCCTTGAATAACGTACAAGCTCTGTAATTTTCTGCTGAAGTCCGATTTCCTTTAGTCTCGCTTCGACCATTTCAGATATTTCTTTTTCTTCGTCTGTTTCTTTTTCTTCGTCATCAAGCGTAGTGCGAATTTTTATCCATTCCCTGGTACAGTCTTCTGCTGGTTGGTCTATGATGTTTTGTAAAAAGCCGTTTTTATAATATAAGCCGAGGTTGTAAAGATTAGAATTTATTGAGAGGTTGCCGCGTAGTCGAACGGTCTTGTCATCTGCCCCGCCTCGTTCTGTGTCAGGATCTACAAGAGCATCAAAACGCCCCGTAAGTCTTTTAAATGCGTTTGCTATGTTCATAATGCCTCTATAACATATGTATCACTAATAGTATTAGATTTCAATCTACCTATATGATCATCATCGAATTTTTTATTTTTACATACTGCCATCATTCTATGTAATTTTTTTGATTTATATAATCTCTCGCTTCTATTCCTTTCAGATAATCTATATTTTGTTTTTACGAAAGGAGGCTTAATAATATTTTTATCTATTTCTGGTAATCCTTGATATTTAATCCAATTCATTTTGCCACTCACCTTCTACAGATTCCCCTAAATAATCTTCAACATAAACTCTAAATATATTTAATAATCCCAAATCTTCAATTGTTTGTAATTTTGAAACTCCTCTTTTTAATGATTCGTGCCATATATTAACATTGCGCTCCGTGGAGAATTTTTTATATATTTCTATCCATAAATCTTTATTTTTAATTTGCTTTTCTTTTGCATATTTTTCTATCAATTTTTGTATTGCTTCTCTCATCTCTTTACTTCTAAATATATTACCATTAGACATTGCATCTAATCTTTTTTCTAATGTCTGTATTCTGGAACACATATCTTTTAATATTTCTTCAATATCATAATTCATAATTTCACCTCGATATTATGTCAGATTATTTATATGTTTTGTCAATAACAATTTAAAACCTATCCATGATATTTGATCCTGCCAGTTTCATTTCCCGAATTAACGCCGCTAAACTATCCGGCGCATCATTCAAATCAGCATCTTCTGTATAATCTAAAATCTGATTCATGTAATCAGGTTGGCAATCTTCCGCAAAATATAAATCAGTCCACATGTGTTTAAGATATGCTATAATCTTAACATGTTTATTCATTGATTCATTACGGTCAACAACAGAAGGATATAATCTTGATATGTCTCTTTTGGATGCCCCCTTATCTGCGTTCGATTCTACATACAAAGTGCCGCATCTATATTGCAATAATTTATTAACAATGTCCTGATAAATGTCAACTACATTTTTAGGCCATATCCACCCCCGGACATAGGGAATACCGTTTATATCAATTGCAATCATTGATAACGCCGTTGTACAATCACCATCATAAGCAGGATCAAGCCATGCTTTACTTATTCTTATATGTTCAGGCCATATTCTATAGTTTGGATCGGTAAATATTCTATTTTCATCAGCAACGTGTTTTAATTCATAGTTAGCAGAATAAAGAGAAGCCCCTAATTTCTTTTTATATTCTGTAAGTTTTTCAGGCGTGAATCCTTTAATCTGAATCGAACCGGCAGGATATTTAACCGGCTCAGGAAGCAATCTCCATGAATCTTCGGGATGCCACGGAGTACCGGTATTTACAGTAACGCCATCAACTGTAATAATATTGGTTAATTCCCGAACGAAGTTATCTGTTATTTTACGTTCTGCTTTTGATATTCTATCTTTAAGCGTTATTATGTCATCTGTGAATATCTTTGTAGCGTGTGATCCTGTAATTCCTTTTGTAACAGCCATACAGGATATAGAGGGTTCTTTTGTTATTTTATTTTTAGTGGATATTGTAAGACTTAAATTACCCCAGGGTTTACCTTCAATCTTTTTAACATTTAAAACATCATAATATAAATAACGTAATTTTTCAGATTCAAAATGCTGTCTTATTTCTTTAACTACGCTTGAAGCCTCATCTTCCGTTTTGCGTATTATAAATATAACTTCATTCGGATTGGAAAAAGTAAGCCACCATACACAACCAACAACTAAAACAGCAGTAGTTTTATAACTATTTCTATGCGCCTGCATTGAATAATCTTTTTGTGTAGTCCAGCAATCTATTATCCATTTACTATGAATATCAGACAATAGGTCATATCCTAACCACTGCCCGAATATGTGAGGATATTTAATAAACGTCTCAATTTCCGTTTGTGTTATTTTGGCCATGAATTTTATTAAATAGGTCAGTTAGCGACTTTGTAGCATCTGTAAAATCAGGTAATTCTATTTCGTGTTTTTCACTTAACCCTATAACTAATTTAGCAATTGAGTCAAGAGCAGCTTGTTTATTATAAAGCTTAAATTTAAATTTTTCCCGATATTCCGTTTTATCTTCTCTATCAGCTTTTTTTACAGTATCAAATTGAATACTTTCAATAACTCCCGTTTCTGTATTTTCATCTATTACATTTTCTCCAGTTATAGGATCAATATATTCTGCCATATCCGAAAAAGCTATCTTCTTATATTCGTTAATTACCTGTAATGTCAATTCTGTTTTATCAGCAAGGATTCTTTCTATTTCTTTATTTACAGCAGCCTTAATGTTAGTGTCAGTTAGTAATTTACAGGCATTTACCTTTGCGGTATTATTATCAACATCATAAACAGCCTTATAAGCCTTCATCCCATTACAATTATTTTTAACATATTCAGCTACAAATAGTTTATGTTTATCAGATAATTCTTTTACTTCATCCATAGTTATACATTTACTATATTTTGTTTAGTTTTAAAATTCTTTCTCTAAATGATTTATCGGATTCAAAATAAAATCCTGTAAGCCCTTGAGTATTATATTCAGGCATAGGATAATTCTTTGACTTTCTTTTACTTTTTTTCCGAAATATTACAAAATTATCACTTAATTCATCTAAATAATTTTGTTCTTTCATGATTTTACTCACTTAATAATATATCTTCTTCAATGTCAATTTCTTTTCCCTTGCATTTAGGACATATAACGTATTTATTCCGGCTCTTCCATGAGTGCCAGCATTTTTTGCACATGTAATAAAAGACTTTCATATTCTTATATTTTTATGAACTTTATCAAGCCAATTTAAATAATTTTCGTCATAAATAGGTTCAGGAGAATATTCTTTTTCAGATTCTTTCATGTTGTCTTTAATTATATTAAGTACTGCGTTATATGCTGCTATTTCACCAGACAGATGTCGTTCAAAAATAGGATCATTCTCATTATTTAAACAATTTTCTGCATGACTTTTATATTTCTCTATTTCTTCAATTACTTTCTTTATGTTTATTGTTTTCATCTATCCAGTCTATCCTTAATTACAACATCAAGTTTTACATCATAACAATCTTTACAAACATAGCCTTCATGATAATCGCAAATTTCACAGCTTACAGCTTTTTCCACATAAAACATCATTTCTTTATCATATTCATAATTACATCTGCAACACAATTCTTTTTTATTCACTTCCCCGACCTATACTCTCTGACAACAAAACCGGCGATAATTAAAACTACTAAGATGATTAAAATTATTGTTATCATACTTTTAATCTATACCCCCTTTGTTTAATGTCAAGTGTTATTCAAAATTAAATCTCAATTGTTTTTTATAATCTTCAATTCGTTTTAACGCTAATTTATAAAAATCTTTCTTTATTTCAAATCCATAAGACGGTCTTCCGCATTCATACGCCGCGATGAGAGTGCTTGCACTCCCGGCAACCGGATCAATGACCACATCTCCAGGATCGGTAAAAATATTTATTAACTCAATTAACGTATTTACTGGCTTTTGGCAAGGATGCAGCTTTTCAGACTTTGTATCTTTTTTCCAATCAAAACAATTAAAAATCATTTTACCGTTATTGTTGAATTTAGGCAGTTTATCCCGATATAATAACATTGCATATTCACAATTACCTACAATTTTCATATTAGCTTTTAAAACTTGAGCAGAAAAATTTTTCCTGAATACAAGATTTATATAATTATTTAAACCATGTTTTTTAGCTTCCTGAATTAACATGAATTGCTGTTTAAATTCACAGAATACAATCATACAGGGAGCCTTTCCTTTTTCTTTTGGTTCAGGTTTTAAAAGTCTTGTACAAAATGATAAAAGATCAAATACACTAAAATCTCTATCGGTATCAAAAAAATCTTTTCCAGCTAAATTACTTTCCCCGTTATTATTATCACCGTCTTTATACCAAGACGGATTCGATGCATAAGCATTAACACCAATATTGTACGGAATATCAGCAATAATTAATTGAGCACGTGGAATATTATATTGTTTGCTGTTTTCAAAATGATCATTATACAATTCTATTTTAATATTATTTACATCAATTTTTCTATTTTTATACGATGCTATATTTTCCATGTTTTCTCCTTTTTTGTTCATATTTTTTGTCAATCATTTTCACTATGTTTCGGACATTTATGTTTATAATGCTTTATCCCTCGTTTGTCAACGTAATAAAATGAATGCGACATAATTTCTTTAGGATATTTTGTCCGGTCACCCTGTGCCTTGCAATCACAACAGTAAAGAAAATCATTAAACAATTTAAGGTTTTCTTCCCGGTGATATCTTCTATCACGGTCAAGACGGAAGTTGTGCATTATTTCTCTGGCTCTTAATATCGCTGGATTCATCTTTTATATTTCCCCGAGCTGATTAAATATGGCTTATCAATTCCAGTCTTACGTGTAGCTACCTGCAATGCTTCTTTTGTAAAGTACATCCCGTATTTCCTCTTGAAAACAGTTACAGCTTTCAGATGTGTTGTCGAATAAGGATCGTTATAAACATCCTGAAGTTTACTTAGCATTTCAGGGTTACTCCATTTAAAGTTTTTCATTTTCTTTCTCCTATCAATTTTATTTCCGCATCGTTTAAATCTTTCTCGAGTCCCATGAACTCCTGATTTAATTCGATGTCATGATCACGCTTTTTATTCGATAAATAAACCAGCTTACTTACTACCGTCCTTAGCCTTGCTGCGGCTTCCCGGTTTACTACACTATCACGCTTAGCCCCGACCACCAGGCTTGAATTTTGTTTGATCTC